TCATCCTCTCGCTCGCCGGCCATGAGCTAGGAGAGATCCAGCTCGCCGCCGTGCCGCACGACGCGAAGATCAAGGTCGCGCTGCGGTTCGACCTCGACGTCGAGATCACCTCCGAGCGGAGGAAGCGGACGCAATGACCGACCTAGCCTCATGCATGGCATCGACGCCGACCTTCTCGACCCTGCTCTTCCTCGGAGGTCCGCTCCACGGATCCCGATACGAGATGCCGGACACGACGCGCGAGCTCGTCATCAGGAGCGACCGCTCCAGAACCTGGTCGCCGAACTTGTGGGACCGCTACACCCGCCGCACGTTCACGCGGATCGTCGGAGACGAGCAGCCTGAGGTCGCGCATCTGTTCGCGCATGAGACCTGGCTCGACGAGGAGATCAGCGCGTCGCACCTCGCCGAGCACGACTGGAAGCCGAAGGAGGCGCTATGAAGGTCGGCTCGCTGTTCGCCGGCATCGGTGGCTTCGACCTCGGATTCGAGCGCGCGGGATTCCAGGTCGCATGGTGCGTCGAGTGGGACAAGAACGCGCAGGCTGTCCTCCGCAGGCGGTTCCCGAATGCGCAGGTCTACGGCGACATCCGCGAGGTCGATCCCGACAAGCTCAAGCGCGTAGACGTCATCTGCGGAGGATTCCCGTGCCAGGATCTATCGGTGGCAGGAAAGCGCGCCGGCCTCGCCGGAGAAAGGTCAGGTCTCTTCCATGATGCAATGCGGATTGTTCGACAACTCCGACCATCCATCCTCATTCTCGAGAATGTCCCCGGACTGCTGTCGAGCAATCGAGGACTCGACTTCGCCACCGTCCTACGTGAAGTGGGGGAAGGGTGGGATTGTGCGGAGGTCGGCTGGAGAGTTCTGGACAGCCAGTACTTCGGAGTGGCCCAGAGACGCCGCCGTGTGTTCGTTGTCGCAGGTGCTCGAGTCGGATGTGCCGAGCAGATACTTGCTCTCACCGACGGCGGCGGCGGGGATCCTCCGTCGCGCGACAAGGCGCGGCAAGGAGCTTCCTCCGATGCTGCGGGAGGCACTGGAGTCGGTCGCTGGTGGGACGGATCAGACTGCTCTGCGACATTGACAAAGCAAAATGCGAATGGGTCGCAGCGTATGCCAGACAAAGGCAATCTCGGCGCGGTTGTAATCGACCGCGCTGCATTCAACCAAGGAACGAATGCCGCATACGATCCACGGATTGAGCAGTCAGAGTCGATGTCCGCACTTGTTGCGCGCGGACCGCACGCGGTGGCTCATGCATTCTACTCAACTGGCGGATCGCATGGCGTCAACCAGACCTCCGAACTCTCTCCCCCATTGAAAATAGGATCTGCACTCGGCATTCCCTCGCCGCCGTCGGTCGCAATCGATGTCTGGAATTGGGTCATAGACGGAGAATGCTCGGCAACGCTCACATCGGCGACAGGCGGAACGAATACAAGCGGTCCAAAGGTTCTCCAGCACACGATCGTCCGCCGCCTGACGCCGGTCGAATGCGAACGGCTGCAAGGCTTTCCAGACGGATGGACGCAGATCGGAAACGACAAGCCGACTGCCGATACGCACCGCTACAAGCAACTCGGAAACGCCGTCACCGTGAACGTGGCCGAGTGGATCGCGAGGAGGACGATGGCATGGCTGACCTGACCAGGCTGATGCGCGACGACGTCACGCAGGAGCGCTCAGGCGTCAGGCACCTGGAGCTCTCGCAGCGCCACCGCGAGTGGGGAGTCGACTGTCCCGCGACCGACATCGACTGCCTCGTCGAGATCGCGCGCGGCGTCCCCGTCGCCATCATCGAGTACAAGCGCGACACCGCCGACCTAGAGCAGAGCCTCCAGTCCTGGCGCTCGCTCTGGATCCTCGCGGACAAGGCGAAGGTCGCCTTCTTCCTCGCGGTCTGGTCGAAGTCCGCCGGCGAGTACTCGTTCCGAATCGACCGCGCCAACAACCGCGGAGTCGAGCTGATCCGCGAGCACCGAGGCATCGACCGCCAGGACGAGTCCATGTCCGAGCGCGACTACGTCAGGTTCCTCTACCTGATCCGAGACCGCGACCCGCGCGCCGTCGACCAGCTCCCCATCTTCAGGGGGAAGCCATGACCGAGATCGTCTTCGTCATCTGCTTCTCGATCGCATTCTGCTATCTGATCGTCCCGCCGGGAGACCTCGATGCCTGACCTCAAGCAGAACGCCTTGACGACGATCCTCAGGAAGCGCGCCACGAAGTGCGCCGAGGAGGGATTCGACCGCGACTCGGCTCTGTACGAGCGCGCCGCCGACGAGGTCGAGCGCCTTGAGGCCGAGGTCGCGAGGATATGGCAGCTGGTCGAGGAGTACCGCCAGGCGAACACCGAGCGCGCGAGCGAGATCGCGAGGAGCATCCGATGAACCGCGACATGATCGCCATCTTCCTCGGCGAGCTGAGGGACATCGGCTGGCACTTCCTCCGCTACTCGGCCATCGCGATCGCGCTGGTCATCGCCGCCGCGTTCTGGATCGCCATCGGCCGCGAGATCGCCGCATACCTCTGATCGGACTCTTTTCTCACTCGCGGACGGGTCTGCCGGCAGGCGGATCCGTCCGTTTCATTCTGCGCCTTCATAAAAAAGACGCGCTTGCCGATATCACGGTCGATGGTGAACGGCAAGGCAAAAGGCGCACGGATCGAGCGCGAGGCGGCGCAGGCGGTGACGTCGGCGCTCGGCGTCGAGGCGCGCAGGTCGCAGCAGTACTGCGGCGCAGCCGGCGACGCGGACCTCACGACGTCTCTTCCAGGCGTCCACCTCGAGGTCAAGGCGCGAAAGTCGATCGGCGCGCTCCGCTTCATGGACCAGGCGCGGGACGACGCGGCGAAGGCGAAGGCGCTTCCCGTCGTCCTGATGCGCGAGAACGGCGATACCGCCTTCTATGCTCTGCTGCGCCTCGAAGACCTACCCGAGATCGCGCGCCGCGTCCTGGAGGCGAAGGCGCTCGACGACATCCGCAAGGCATCGCAGGAGCCAGCGCCGTGAGCATCGAGGACGTGCTGAAGATCGTCTCTGTCGTGCTGATCCCGTCCATCGGAGCGGTCGTCTGGCTGCTGTCGCAGGTGTACGGTCTGAGGGGGGACCTGAAGGCTCTGCAGAGCGAGACGAAGGCGCAGAAGGATCAGATCCACGAGCTCGAGCGCAGCGTCGAGAGGCTTGCTCGCAGCGTCACGGAGCTGACTATCATCCTCGCTCGCAGCGGTCTGGAGAGCGAGAGCAGGAGCAAGCATGGCTAATGCCTACAACCTCGCCATCGAGCAGGGAGCGACCTACAGCCTGAATGTCACGGTCGCCAGCACCGACCTGACCGGATATTCGGCTCGCATGAATGGACGCTCGAGCCATTCTGCATCCTCGACCGTATTCTCCCTGACGAGCTCACCTGCAGCCGGCATCGTCATCACGGGAGGAGCCAGCTCGACCATCGCGATCACCCTCACCGCGACCCAGACTGCAGCCATGACGCGTTGGAGCTGCGGCGTGTACGACTTGGAATACGAATCGCCAGCCGGCGCGGTGACGAGGATCCTGGCAGGAACCTTCGTGGTCTCAGGAGAGGCGACCTATGCCTGATATCACGGTCTCGCCATCGAGCGTATCGGTCACGGTCGCGACCGCGACTGCTGCCTCGTGGGATCCATCCACTAGCGTCGATCTGTATTCGGATTTCGTCGCGGACTTCTCGCCGTTCTCATGCTGCACCGGAACGACTGGGAATCCTGGAGGCTCGACATACTCGTTCGGAGTCGATACAACGCCTCTCTCCTTCGGGAAGGTCACGCTCAGCCTGTCTGGACAGAATGTGAGCCGAATCGGCGTGTACGCTGCTCAGACCGATACAGCGAATGTCGATCGAGCTCGCCTGATCACGGATGGCGCATATGACTTCAAGTGCCGATGCGGGATCACGACCGCTGCCACGCTCCAGAGAACGATGGTAGGCATGTTCATCTCGCATGTCGGAGCGAGCTCGACCATCATCATTCAGGACGGAGCTGCGTTCATCGCTCGAGGAGATGCAGGCAACTGGATAGCAGCGATGGCATCCGACAATGTCATGAGCGAGGTAGATACTTCATACAGCACCTCTGCTCTGCGCACCCTGCGCATCGCGACGAATTCGACCGGAACCGAAGTCAGGTTCTACATCGACGGAAATCTCGTTCGAACGGCGACTCCAGGCTGGGACACCGGAACAGACAGGCTCGCCTGGGGAATTGAGATGAGGGACAAGGCTACTGGAGGCAGCGGAACCGCTGCTCTGGCTATCCTCGACTTCATGAGGCTACAGCTCACAATCGCAAGATGAAACGGAGGCAAGGCATGAAGGGATCATGGAAGACAACTGCGTTCGGAATCCTCTCGGCTCTCGGCATCATCGCCACGCAGGTCTCGTATCTGCTCGACGCAAATCCAGAGACCGTCTTCAGCATCGAGGCTGTCTTTGCTGCGCTCGGAGTCGCCGGCATCGGATTCTTCGCTCGCGATGACAAGGTCACCTCCGAGCAGGCTGGTGCATCCTGACCGATGAGCAGCCATCCTCGGACTCCGCAGCGGAGCGCTGGTTCAGAGCAGGGACGACCCATTCGCAGGTTCTCATCGGGATCGAGGATCGAGCCGAGCGGATGCGGATGCTCGCCAGCGCTCCCCTGTTCTCGCTGTGGACCGAGGTGAAGCGCGAGCTCGAGGAGGCTTCCGCCGAGATCGACGGACTCAAGAGGCGGATCGCGGAGCTGGAGGCATCTCATGGAAGGAGCGCATGAATGCTCGATCGCATCGTCGCATCGCTTGCGATGGCTCTGTTCTCGTGGCTCGAGAGGCGTCTCGACCGTCCGAACGTGTCGGTCGATCTCGCGATGGACCGCGCTCGTCTTCTTCGCGCTGGCCGTCGGGTGCGCGAGTGGGTGCGGCGTGAGGACCGTCTTCGTGATGGACGGAGTCCCGGTCAGGGTGAGCAAGGCGCGCGGGACCGTGCTGGTGATGCTGGACGGCCAGTGGACCGAGACGGCGGCGTGCGATCTCCCTGAAGGGTGGTATCTTGTTCATCCGAGCTTCGTCGAGGACGAGAAGGAGCGATAGATGGGAATCAGCGTCATACCAGTTCCGACAAGCGGAGGCGGCGGTGGTGGCGGCACCTTAACTGTCGACACGCAGGACTTCACTGCGTCGGGGACATGGACAAAGCCAGCGAATGCGCTGTGGGTCGAGGTCACGATGTGCGGCGCGGGTGAAAACGGCACCGACGGCGATTTGTTGAGTGCGGGACGCGGTGGTCGTGCAGGAAAGGTTGCCGCAAAGACCTTCCTTGCGTCTGCGCTTGGCTCAACCGTGTCGATAACCTGCGGAACAACCTCTGACAGCAACAGCAGTTTTGGAACGCATCTATACGCTTACGGCGGCGCACAGGGAAATCACTCTGGCGGTGGCGCGACGAGCGAAACCAACGGACTCAATGGCGCAGAATATCTGCTCTTTGGAAGCGCGGGAAATAGCGGCGGTTACAACGGCGCTCATGGAGCCGCGTTCGGTCCTGCTGGCGGCGGCGGTGGTGGAGACGCAGACAACGGTTCCGCAGCAGGCGGCGCTGGAGGCTTGGCATCGACTAACCGATGGGATGCCGACTCATCTGCATACAACGGCGGCGGCGGCGCAGGCGGAGCGAGCGGAACCACGGGTGGAGCTGGAACCGCAGGCGGCTACGACACGATCACGGGCTTCGGTCACGGCGGCGGCGGCGGCGGTGAAGGAACCGCAGGCGCTGGCGGCGCTGGCGGCGCTGCGGTCCGCGGTGGTGGTGGCGGCGGCGGCGGCAAGGGTACGACCGTCGGCGGCGCGGGTGGCGCTGGCGGCGATGGCTTCGTGCGCGTGCGCACGTTGTGCTTTGGATAAGAGGATCAGCAAGGAGGATGGATGGACAAGCTCGACATCGGAGCTGGATCGACTGCAGAGGATGGATGGACGGCATGGGATATCAAGGATGGGAACCATGCAGACGATCTTGCGTCTGTCGAGACCGAAACGATCTCGGAGATCAGAGCGTCGCACGTCCTCGAGCATCTTCCGATGCAGCGAACGATGCCTGCGCTGCAGGAATGGTTCAGAGTCCTCAAGCCTGGAGGACGTCTGTTCGTCGCGGTGCCTGACTTCGCGCGAGTCGTGGCCGCGATGCTTTCAGGGAGCGCCGATCCGAACCTGGAGCGGTACCTTATGGGTGGACAGACCGACGAGCACGACTTCCATCATGCGCTCTTCACCGTCGCCAAGCTCGAGGCGATGCTCGACATTGCTGGCTTTGAGCGGATCAGGCAGGTCGGATCGGAAGGCATGAACTGCTCGCGGCACTGGTGCAGCATGAACCTCGAGGCCTTCAAGCCATGAAGACAGAACGGGTGCCGCGCGGTAGGCCGCCGAAGAAGGAAGTCGACCTGAAGACCGTCGAGGCAGCGGCTGCGATCGGCTGCACGCAGGAGGAGATCTCGCACCTCGTCGGATGCTCCGTGCGCCTGCTCCAGACGCGCGAGGACATACGCGAGGCATACGACCGAGGAGCGGCGAGGATGAGGACGAGCCTGCGCCGGCTGCAGTGGCAGAAGGCGAAGGACGGCAACGTCACGATGATGATCTGGCTCGGCAAGCAGGTGCTCGGACAGAAGGACCGCGTCGAGGAGACGCTCCGGTCCGAGGTCATCGAGATCGAGCGCATCGCGCCGAAGGCGCTTGAGTGAAGGTGAGGATGCGGACCATAGAGTCCGTGCTCCACCCATCGCAGCGCGACGTGTTCTCGCGGCTTGCTCGGTTCAACGTGCTCGAGATCGGACGGCGATGGGGAAAGACGTTCTTCGGCATCCAGCTCGCCGCCGAGGACGCGATGAACGGCAGGCCGCACGGGTGGTTCGCGCCGAGCTACAAGTATCTCGCCGACCCGATGCGCGAGCTCGAGCGGATGCTCAAGCCTGTCGTCCGCAGGATCGACCGCATAGAGAAGCGCATGGAGCTCCTGACAGGCGGCACGATCGACTTCTGGACGCTCGAGGATGGCGACGCTGGACGCGGACGCTCCTACTCGCGCGTGACGATCGACGAGGCGGGATTCGCGCCTGGGCTGCTCGAGGCATGGCGTGCGGCGATCTACCCGACGCTCACCGACAGGAAGGGAGGCGCGCTCTTCCTCGGCACGCCGAAGGGGACAGGAGACTTCCACCGCCTCTTCTGCCAGGCTCAGTCGGACACGACAGGCGACTGGCGCGCGTTCCGCATCGCGAGCAAGGACAATCCGCTCCTCGATCCCGCAGAGGTCGAGATGGCGCGCAAGATGCTCCCCGCGCAGATCTTCGCGCAGGAGTTCGAGGGAGTCCCCGCCGACGACGGCGGCAACCCGTTCGGACTCGACGCGATTGCCGGCTGCGTCGGACCGATGTCGGTCGCCGAGCCTGACGTCTGGGGTATCGACCTCGCGAAGAGCCAGGACTGGACGGTCGCGATCGCGCTCGACAGGGACGGAGCCGTCTGCCGGCTCGAGCGCTGGCAGGCTTCGTGGACGGTCACGCGCGAGAAGCTCGCGCGCATGGTCGGCGAGAAGCGAGCGCTCGCGGACTCGACGGGAGTCGGCGACCCGATCGTCGAGGATCTGCGGAAGACCTGCCGCAAGCTGAACGGGTTCAAGTTCACCTCGCAGTCGAAGCAGCAGCTGATGGAGGGACTCCAGATCGCCGTCCAGTCCGGCGAGGTGCGCTTTCCCGATGGATGGCTCCGCTCTGAACTCGACGCCTTTGGATTCCGATACTCGGGAAGAGGAGCCGTCTCCTACGAGGCGACCGTCGGCCACGACGACGGCGTCTGCGCGCTCGCGCTTGCGGTCATGGCACGCAGGGAGCGGAAGCCATTGCTCATGAAGGTCATCTGATGAACCTGTTGCAGAGACTCAAGGCCGCGTTCAAAGCCGAGAAGCAGTCAACTGGCTCATCCAAGTGGATGCAGGCGACGACCACCGTGACGCAGGGTGGCGACTCCAGGCGTCCAGACTTCGACCCGCGAAACGCCGTCGCCTACTACCGTTCGTGGATCTATGCCGCCGCGTCGATCAACGCGATCGCCGTCGCGAGCGTGCCGCTGCGCCTGTACGTCAGGTCGAACCCGACGCTCAAGTCGCTCTGGTCGACGCGCGCTCCGTCGCGCAGGACGAAGGCGTATCTCGCCGGCGACCTCGAGCAGCGTCCGTCGCGGTTCGCGATGCGCAAGGCGGCCGAGTACGGCGAGGGCTTCGAGGAGGTCACGGAGATGCATCCCGTGACGAAGCTGCTCGCGAAGGTCAACCCGTACCAGAACGGCTACGACGCGACCGTGCTCCGCGTGCTCTACACCGAGCTCTGCGGGAACGCCTACCTCAACGTCGTGAAGGACTCGGCGCTCGGCATTCCCGTCGAGCTCTATCCGATGCCTCCGCAGTACGTCGAGATCGTTCCTGGCGAGACCCAGTTCATCGAGGCATACCGCTACGGCGTGAAGAGCGATTCGCGCAAGAGCTTCTCCCCTGACGAGGTGCTGCACTTCAAGCGTCCGAATCCCGGCAACCTCTACTACGGTCTCGGAAAGGTGGAGGCTGCGTGGGGAGCGGCGATGATGAACGCCGCCGTCCATGAGATGGACCTCGCGTTCTTCGAGAACCGAGGACGACCCGACTACCTGATGACCGTGAAGAGCGACGCGGGACCGGAGGAGATCGCGCGGCTCACCGCCGAGGTCGAGGAGAAGCTCCGAGGCAAGAGCCGCAACGGTCGCTTCCTGACCGCCAGCGCGGACATCGACATCAAGCCTCTCTCGTTCCCGCCGAAGGATCTGAGCGGACGCGACGAGATCGTCGAGGAGATCGCCGCGGTGTTCGGTGTTCCTGTGTCGATGCTGAAGGCGAACGATCCGAACCTCGCGAGCGCGCAGACCGGATACGCGCAGTGGCGCGAGATGACGATCCTCCCCATGCTCCGCATGGACGAGGAGGTTCTGAACCAGAGCCTCCTGCCGATGTTCGGTCTGGAGGACGACGCCTTCCTCGCCTACGACAACCCCGTGCAGGAGGACAAGCGCTTTGAGATGGAGGAGCGTCGCACCGCCGTCGCCGGCGGATGGCGCACGGTGAACGAGGCGCGAAAGGAAGAGGGACGCGAGCCGATCGAGGACGAGTTCGCCGACAGGCTGCTCTTCAACGGTCAGCCGCTCGGAGGCGCTGCCGCGATGCCTCCCGCCGCGCCTTCTCCGTTCGGACTCGCCTCTGCTGATCCTGCGAAGCCTGAGCAGCCTGCGCAGGATGCCGCGCACGCCTGGGGGATCGACGTCGAGGCGCAGGAGCCGAACGCGAAGGACGCGCTCTCCGACTGCGTATCCGAGAAGATCCCGAAGCTGATCGACGAAGGCTATCCGCAGGACCAGGCGGTCGCGATCGCCTACTCGATGTGCTCAGGCAAGTCGCTCGAGGACGCAGTCGCCGAGCTCGAGCGCAAGGAGCTCGAGCAGGATGCGTCGCCGTCCGTGAAGGCGATCTCCGACATCGACACCCGTCCTCCGCAGACGGTCGCCGACAATGCTCGCCGAGCGCTCGAGGTCCGCGCTCGCAAGCCTGAGTCGCAGCGCGGGATGACAGCAGTCGGACTCGCGCGCGCGCGAGACCTGCAGAACCGCGTCGCGCTCTCCGAGGACACGATCCGCCGGATGCTGGCCTACTTCGAGCGCCACCAGTCCGACAAGCAGGGAGAGACCTGGGATGACCAAGGCAAGGGGTGGCAAGCCTGGAACGGCTGGGGAGGCGACGACGGCTGGGCCTGGGCCAGGCGCAAGGTCGAGCAGTTCGACCGAGAGCGCGAGAAGCGCGTCGGATCGCGCCGCGTCCGCAAGGACTGCGGCTGCATCGAGGTGAAGGATTGCGGAGTCGGTCCCGAGGGATTCGAGGAAGGCAACACCTGCGGATCTATTGGTGGCGGCGGAGGCGGAGGCAGCGGATCGGACAAGCCGAAGGAATCCAAGCCGCGATCCAGCAAGCCGCGCCAGCGCCTGCGCGACCGCATCGAAGGGACTCCTGCGGAGGCGAAGCGCGAGGTCGCGAAGCTCGACCGCAAGGTCGAGAAGCTCAAGCAGACCGCCACGAAGCTGCGCGCGGCTCAGGCTGCATTCGAGGCGACGCGGTCGTCTCCATCGGTCCCGAAGGCGACGAAGGAGCAGATCGAGAGCAAGGTGCAGGCGGCGATGGCGCGGATCTTCGGATCTGAGAAGCCAAAGGAGGCGAGCGTCGCGCGTGCTGCCGATGCCGCGGGAAGCAAGCTTGACGCGGCAAAGACGCGGCTCGCGGCGCGGGAGCAGAAGCTCGCTGAGTCGAAGGCGAGGGTCGAGAGGCTGCGCGCCGAGTTCAAGGCCAAGTTCGGGAGGGAGCCGGCATGACCGAAGAAGAGATGCTCAAGGCGCTCGAGGATGCTCTCGACGAGGTCGATGCGATCACGGACGAGGTCGCGGACGACACCGGCGAGATCGACGACATCGAGGCTGCGCTCGGCGAGCTCGACGAGGCTGTCTCGATGGCTGAATCGGCGACCAAGTCCGCAGGGGGCTGCGGATGCGGATGCTCTGGTGGCTGCAAGAAGGTCTCCGTGAAGCGCCTCTGGTCGGATCACGTCGTCACGAAGGCCGTAGGTGACGCGAGCGAGGATGAAAGCCGCATCGCGTCTGCCGTCGACAAGGTTCTACAGCGGCAGATCCGCGAGGCGATCAAGGCGATACGCGAGTCGACGGCTCCGACGCAGGAGATGACCGTCAAGGTCGAGACCCTGCTGATGAGCGCGAAGTGGAACCGCGAGATCGTGGACGCGATGCGTCCGTACTTGCAGTCGGCCATCCGAGAGGGATTGATCGTCGGAAATCGAACGGTGCAGGAGGTCGCCGCGCTCGCTCCTGAGTTCGCGCCGCCGACGCCAGAGCTCGACGCATACGTCGAGGCAGAGTCGACGCGCCTCGCGCGCCGCGCAGCTGCATCGGTCAACCGGTACACCGCCGTCCGCGTCTCTGCTCTGCTCGGCGATGGACTGCAGGCAGGAGCGACGATCGACGAGCTCGCGGACGGCGTGCAGGAGTGGGCCGGACGCGCCGGCGACGATGACCGCGCCACGCGGAACCGAGCTGTGACGATCGCGCGCACCGAGGCGCAGCGCGCCATGCGGAGCGCCGAGGTCGAGGCTTGGAGGTCGAGCGGCATCGTCGAGGGGAAGACATGGCTGCTCGCTCCAGACCCGTGCGAGTTCTGCCAGGCGATGGCGGACCAGTTCGAGAAGAACGCGGTCGGCATCGACCAGGCGTTCCTGACGCGCGGATCGGTCCTCACGGGAGCCGATGGAGGCGAGCTCGAGCTCGACTACGAGAACATCGACGGACCGCCGCTGCATCCCAACTGCCGATGCAGCCTGCAGCCGAAGCTCGTCGACGGATACCAGGACATCGCGAGCGAGATACAGGCCGAGATCGAGCGCGAGGAGCGAGCGGCGAGGGAGGCACAATGACGACCATGCAGACGAAGGCACTGAGCGCGCAGATCGCGCCGAGCGCGAGCGGGTTCACCGCAGTCATCACCAGCGAGACCATCGACCGCGATGGAGAGGTGCTGATTCCGAGCGGAATGAACTCGAAGGAGTTCGATAGGAACCCGACGCTCTTCTGGAATCACGATTACGCCGAGCCTGTCGGCAAGGCGGTCGGACCGCTGAAGCGGAAGGAGCGCGAGATCGTCGCCGACTTCGTCTTCGCCAAGCGACCGGACGGATACGCCGGAGAGTTCTTCCCAGAGGTCGCCGCGGCGCTCGTCGGACAAGGAATCGTCAGCGGCGTCTCGGTCGGATACGTGCCGGAGGAAGGCGGCGTCCGCATGGCGACCGACATCGACCGCAAGAAGTACGGCGGCTCCGTGTCGCGGATCTTCTCGCGCTGGAAGCTGCTCGAGGTGAGCCTCGCTCCGCTGCAGGCGAATCCCGAGGCGCTCATAACCGCCGTCAAGAAGGGTCTCTGCTCTCCAGTCGGCGCGAAGCGCTGGTTCGGCATCGAGATGCCGAAGCGGATCGTCGTCACGGTCGACGTACCCGCGCGCTCAACCGAGCAGAAGCGGAAGCCGATTGACGTCGATGCCATCGTCCGCCGAGAGATCGCGCGCGCGAAGGGTGCGGTGCGGATCTGACTTGGAGCGCCTGTCGGCGAGTGCCTGGAAGCGCCTCCTCGAGCTCGATCCATCCCGCAGAACGCAGGGAATGAACCATGAAGACCATCACGATCGACCAGTTCAAGGACGCGCTATCCAAGGCCGCGAAGGCCAAGGGTGAGGCAGGCGTCGTCGCTCAGAAGAAGCTCATCCTCGAGGGTGACTTCATGATCACCGACGCCGCAGGCGTCGCGATCGACCCCGAGGCGCTCGACGTCCACATCATGCCGGCAGGCGCGGAGGCTCCGATGTCCGATTCCGCCGATGCCTCAGGCATCGAGGAGAAGGTCGCGAAGAGCGTGCGCAGCGCGCTCGGCATCCGCACGACCGGAGGCGTCGGACCGATGTCCGTCAGCGCCGAGCCGAAGGCGTGGGAGAGCGCCAAGCAGTACGGCCGCCTCAAGGCGTTCAAGAACAAGGAGAGCGCGTACCGCTTCGGCGCGTTCTGCCTCGCCGCGATGGGCCACCAGAAGTCCGCGCAGTTCTGCAAGAACAACGGCATCCAGGTCAAGGCCCACTCCGAAGGCGTGAACAGCGCCGGCGGATTCCTCGTCCCCGACGAGTTCGAGAACGAGATCGTGACGCTCCGCGAGCAGTACGGCGTCTTCCGCCGCAACGCGAAGATCTATCCGATGTCCTCGGACACGCTCCGCATCTCGAAGCGCACCGCGGGCCTCACCGCGTACTTCGTCGGCGAGATCAACGCAGGCACGGAGTCGACGCAGACCTTCGACGCGGTGCAGCTCGTCGCGAAGAAGCTGATGTGCCTCACCACCATCTCGAACGAGCTGCTCGAGGACGCGCTGGTGAACATCGGCGACGACATCGCGAACGAGGTCGCCTACGCGTTCTCGCTCAAGGAGGACGACGCCGGATTCAACGGAACCGGAACCTCGACCTACGGCGGAATCGTCGGCCTCGCAGGAGCGCTTACCAACGCGACCTACCAGGTCTCGACCAGCGCGACCACGACCTACGCGTCGGTCACGAAGGACGAGATCTCCGCGGCGCTCGCGAAGCTCCCGAACTGGGCCTTCCAGCGCAACAACGTGAAGATCTACTGCCACAAGTCGACCTACCACGCGATCTTCGAGCGCCTTTCGATGGCCGCCGGCGGCGTCACCGCGAACGAGATGGCGAACGGCATCGCGCCGAAGTACTTCGGATACCCGGTCGAGTTCTCGCAGGTGCTGCCTGCCGTGACCGCGACCACCGGCGCGGACGGCGACGTCCTCGCGTACATCGGCGACCTCTCGCAGGCGTGCTTCCTCGGCGACCGCCGAGCGACGGCGATCGCGTTCTCCGACTCGGCGCTCAATGCGTTCGAGCAGGACGAGCGCGTCGTCCGCGGCACGGAGCGCTTCGACATCGTCTGCGCCAACGTCGGCGGCTCCACCGCGACCGGCGCGATGGTGAAGTTCACCCTCTGATCTGACAGGAAAGGAACCACACCATGAAGAGCTCCACACGAATCGTCCTCGGCAGCTTCTCTGCTACGAATGCAAGCCAGCTCACCGCCGAGTTCGACACTCAGGGATTCAACTACGCCAAGATCGTCGGCGTGGTCGCGCAGACCAACGCCATCGCCACCAACAACAACCTTCTCGTCGAGAGCGACACGTCCGGCGGCACCACCAACGCCGTCAGCGGATACGTCCAGAACACGGACTGGACCGCCAGCACCGTCAGCGCAGCGACCACCATCGCGCGCGTGGTGTGGGGTGTCCCCCTCGGCGGCCGCAAGCGCTACCTGAAGGCCACCTTCACGCCAGGAGCGACCGGACTCTGCTCGCTCATCTGCGAGCTGTCGGATGCCTACGACACGGCCCTGACGCGGAACGCCACCGCCGCTCAGAGCTCGACGGGTCTCTGAACGGAGAACCATCTCCTCCTCGGAGCGCGGCGGCATTCGTGCCGCCGCGCTTCTTTTTCCATCCTGCGCTGATATGCTCTTGCGCAAGGAGGCACGCATGGAAGCCATGGACGGACATCTGTCGGTCGGGAACGAGAAGCGGATCGACCTTTCTGGGATCGCGGACGCATCGCTCAAGTCGGTGGACATCGGGAATTTGCTCGACAGGCTTCCCGCCAAGGATGCTCTGCCGATGCTCAGGGGATTCGCGCAGAAGATGGCGGACAAGGCGCGCCTGACGCTCGAGGTGACCGACTTCGACTGGATCTGCCACGCCTACTCGAGCAGCGACGAAGACGTCGAGCCGATCCTGTGCTCGGATGGATTGAACCGTTCGATCTGGAACCGCAGCAAGGTCTGCGACACCGTCAACATGGCGGGCCTCGAGATCGTCGGCGGAATGGGAGGCGCGCTCAGATGGAAGCCGAGTCCGCAGAGGATCGCCGTCACCTGCGAGAAGAGGATCAGGAAGGAACCTGAGATCCCGTTGAAGGACGTGACGGCGCTGATGAGCCTTCCTCGCGTCTCATGGACGGAGACCTTCGCTCATACGCTCGAGGTCTGCTCGCAGCTTCAGATGCGCTTCGTGAAGAGCACCGGCGTCTTCTGGGGACAGTGCCTCGAGCGCCTCATCACGCAGGAAGTTGAGCGCGGAGCGAAGTACGCGCTGACCATCGACTACGACTCCATCTTCGACATCAGGGACGTCGTTCGACTCTGGCAGATCATGGAGGAGCGTCCAGACATCACGGCGCTCTGTCCGCTCCAGATCGGACGCGACCGCGACCAGCTGCTCCTCAACCTGATCGACGACGAGGGAAACCCGATGCAGCGGGTCACCACCGAGTATTTCCACCAGGAGGCGGTGCGGATCAAGAACGGTCACTTCGGCCTGACGATGATCCGCCTCGAGCACCTCAAGGACATCGCGCATCCGTGGTTCATGGGAGTCCCGAACGAGCATGGACGGTGGGACGAGAACCGAACCGACGACGACATCTACTTCTGGCACAAGCTGCACGCGGCGGGACGGACGATCTGCGCGACCCCGAAGGTGCGGCTCGGACACCTGCAGCTCGTCATCACCTGGCCGATGGACGACTGCGCGGTGCGGCACCAGTACCTCGGCAAGTACCATTCTGACGGGAGGCCGCCTGAATGCATGAGCTACTGATCGTGCTCAGGACGTTCTCGATCGCCGACGAGCGCTCTGGACGGCGCGAGGTCCGTCCAGGATGCATAGTGAGCATCCCGGCATCGCTGGTCGATTCACTGGTCAGGAGCGGCCATGCGATGCGGGTCACTCCGCCTGCTCCGCTGTTCGCGGAATCGACGGAGCCGCCGCCGAAGCCGATGAGAGGCAGGAAGGCACGCAATGCAGATCGACTCAAATCCGCTCACGACGCTGGCGAAGCTGAAGACGTGGCTCGGGATCACGACCGTCGCGGATGACGCGGTGCTGCAGTGGTCGATCGAGGCCGCTTCGCGCTCGGTCCAGGCCTACTGCGGACGGAACTTCACCGAGACGCGCTACTACGAGATCCGCGACGGCGGCGAGTCCCGCCGGCTCGCGCTCCGCAACTATCCCGTGACGATCGTCAGGTTCGTCGGCATCGGATGGGACTCCGTGATGACCGTCTCGAGCACGGTGTCGACCGATGCGGTCGCAACCGTCGCGGTGGACGGAGACCACCTGCATCTCTACAGGATGCAGTCGACGGGAACGGAGAATAGCGAGACCGTTCCATTCGGATCCCATGACACGACCAGCGAGCTCAGGACGCATATCAACACGGTCTCTGGTTTCTCAGCGTCCCTGCTGCTCAATGTTCCGTCTGTGTACCTGCGCAAGCTCGCGGGACGGTCGCTCAAGAACGGTCCCGCGTACCTCGAGGCTCCGACCGATGCTCTAGAGGACTACCAGGTCGACCTCGACTCAGGCATAATCTACGGTCAGCAGCTCCCGATCCATCGGTCGGTGCTCGTCGACTACACCGCCGGCTACGCGACGATCCCATACGACGTCGAGAACGCGGCCATCTCGGTCGCAGCTCGGCTCTTCCGCGACAGGACGCGCGATCCAGGCGTGACGAGCGAGAGCCTCGGCGGGTACTCGTACTCGCGCCGAGGATCATCCGAGATCGACGCGACCGAGGCGAAGATGCTGGCTCCGTATCGGAGGCTCAGGTGAGCATCTCGAGCATCGTGTCCGAGTTCGGACAGACGCTCTACCTCTACCGTCCGACGAACACGGTCAGCTCGGACGGCAAGCCGCTGCGCACATATGCGCAGGTGACCAGCTTCACGGGATTCGTTCAGCCTGGTGCGCAGGGACAGGACGTCCTCGAGGGACGCCAGAGCGGACGCACGGGAGGCACGATCTACGTCTCGGGCACGCTCGACGTCAGGATCGACGACGAGATCTACTCGGGTACGAGCGGCACGGTCGACCGATGGCGCGTGACAGGCGCGTCGAATCCAGGCGAGGTCGGACGGCTGTCCGCAAGCCATCGCCTCAACATGACCGCGATCGACGTCACCGAGGTCGAGCCGAGGATCACGCCATGACTCCGCAGCATGGACCCATCATCGACATGGCGCTCGTCCGCGCGAAGACGCAGGCGGCGGTCGCCGAAGCCTTGAATGCCTCCATGCTGATCCTCAGCTCCTCGATTCGCACGATGCTGAGCCAGCCGGGAACGGGAAGGCAGTACTTCCGCGGCCAGGGATTCGGACGGCGCAGGAACCGACGTCAGGCAGGCGTCCACGTCGCGTCCGCTCCAGGCAGGCCGCCTGCCGTCGATACGAACCGCCTGCGCGCATCCTTCACGGTCTCGTCGGTCCCGAAGCAGGGATCGCGCTCATCTGGCACCGACGCATTCGTCGCGAACGTGCAGGAGCCGACCCGCACCGTCCTGACCTTTGGATCACGCGTGCCTTATGCGGTCTTCCTTGAGTTCGGGACTCGCCGCGTGCGGCGTCGTCCATACATCGCGCCGACGCTCGAGAAGTTCCGTCCGAAGCTGCCGGCGATATTCGCGGTCGCCTTCAAGCGACACTTCCCGAGGGTCAAGGCATGAGCGCGAAGGCGATGCTCGACGCGATCTGGACGCGCCTGCAGGCTTCGACGGTCTACGCGACGGTCGGAGGCAGGATCGGCCTTTCGGAGCTGCCTGCGAACACGGCGCTCCCTCTCGTCGTGTACGACTTCGAGTCTGCGCCGACCTGCGAGAAGCTCTTCGGCAGCGTCGAGCGGTTCGAGGGGATCCTCGTCTTCCGCATCTATCAGAGCGCGGCCGATGGGACCACGCTGCACACGGTCTCGGCTGACCTGCTGACCGCGATGAGCGCCGCGATCTCGCCGACTGGGTTCGACAGGCTGACCGCCGTCAGGATCTCGGTCGGGTCGCCTTCATTCGAGGACGACGGGTGGACGATGGTAGACAGGTACAGGGTCGTTGGATACCGCACAAGCTGAGGCAAAGAAATGGCAATCGACCAATACATCGTCGGTAATGACGGGGACGTGAGCTTCTCGATCGCAGGCACGACGCAGAGCTTCATGAAGGTGACCCAGTTCACCGCGAACCTCTCGCGCAACGTCTCCGTCATCACCGGCTTCGGCGACACCGGCGGCCGCCGTCGCCTCGGGATGCTCGACCTGACCGGCACGCTCTCAGGCGTCGCAGGCGTCGGAATCGGGACCGTATCGACGTCGACTCAGAACATCTACATCCAGGACTTCTCGAATCCGCTTACGAACAACACGAACCATATGGTTCAGGCGACGCTGTCGCTGTACAAGAGCGGAACGAACGAGGCCAAGATCGTCGCGAAGTGCGTGCTCTACAACTGGAGCTTCAACAGCGCGAAGGCCGGAGACTCGACGCTGTCGTGCAACATGGAGAACGCAGACGGCGTCGCTCCGGTCGTGACCTGGCTGACCTGATGAACGAGTTCGAGAAGGCGATGGCGGTGGTGATGCCTGACGGGTCTGACTGGATCGTCACGGTGGTACCTCGCTCTGGTCCCGTGAGGAACCGCAGGATCTCGCCTGGGACGATCACGGAGGAGCAGGCGGTCGAGATCGCGCTTTCCGTCGAGAGGCTCAGGCGCGACCAGCTGCGCGACCTGTCGGTCAGGCGCGTCGGCGACAGGAGGCTCGAGGTGCCGACCGCAGGCGACCCGCTGTCGGACCTCATCAGGAGGATCATGGCATGAACATGGCTGCATCGTTTCCCGTCACCGTCAAGGGACGGACGTATGAGCTCCGTCCGCTCACCGTGCGAGAGCGGATGAAGCTCGCGAACATCCACGTCGACCGCGAGCGGACGAAGGCGATCGACCTCGCTCGAGCGATGGAGGCGAAGGGACGCGAGGCCGCGGAGTTCGTCGCCGCTCGCGTGGACGAGGCGGAGAAGATGAGTTCCTTCGTGATGAGCTGCTTCTCGCTCGAGGGAGCGATGTCGGTCCTGCTCCTCGCCGCGCGCAGCCATGCCGAGGCCGAGGAGATCGGATCCATCGTCGAGCCTGCCGAGATCGGACGCATCGCGGCCATGTGCCTCAACGTGGCGGTCGCTTCTGCCGATGGAACGGATGCAGACTCGGGAAACTGAGCGCGCCTCCGCAACCGGAGCGGAAGCGCGACCTGCTTGCGGAGGCACACTTGATCGCTCGCACGGCTCCAGGACTCGGAAACCCGCTCGACCTCACCTGCGCTGAGTTCGACGAGCACCTGCGCCTCTCGGTGAAGGGTGGCTCCGTTTGATCGCCGGCGACCTCGAGATCCGCATCGCGGCGGTGTACGACCAGCTCAACCGCGACCTGAAGGCCGCCGAGCAGACGAGCGCTCGGTCGGGTGCCGTGTCGGGACAGCAGTTCGGCCAGCAGTTCGGGACCGCGTCGACGACGTATCTCTCGCAGGCCGCGGACGGCATCAAGGTCAAGTTCCAGAAGGCTCTCTCGGGAGCGAACCTTGCCTCGACCATCGCCAATAGCCTCGAGGCTGGCATTCGATCTGGGTCGAACGAGGAGGCCGTGAAGGCGGCGGTGGCGGCCATCCCCATTGTCGGCGGACTTATGAATGCGATCTCCGATGCGGTCGTCGAGGCGATGACCGGACGCGAGGCGACCGCTGCTCTCAACAAGGCCGCGAAGGAGCAGGCCAGACAGGCTATCGAGTCGAGGAACCGCATGGTGAAGCTCGAGGTCGAGCGCATCCAGACCGTCCAGCAGGCGGAGGTCGACGCAGCGATGGAGGTCGACAAGCGCAAGGGTCTGGCCGAGAAGGCTCGGCTCGACATCTTCAACGCTCGCGCTCAGACGAACGAACGCCTCGCCGTCCAGATGGACAAGCAGGAGCGGGACAAGATCCAGGAGATCCAGCGCCTTCGCGAGCAGGCGATCAAGGACAGGCTGCAGCGCGAGCTGCGCGCTCTCGACGAGGCGGACGCGAAGGCGAAGCAGATCGAGGACGAGCGCAAGGCGCGCGAGGCGAAGGAGATCCAGGACAAGAAGGACCGCGAGATCGCTCGTATCGACGAGGAGGCGGGACGGCGCGCCGCCGCGCTGCGCGAGCAGTCGGCCGCGGTGCAGTCGTCCGTGTCGAGCTTCTCGACCTCGTTCGGGACGTTCAAGTTCTCGAGCTACACCGAGGCAGAGAAGAAGCAGGTCGACCGCGACATCCTCGACCAGATCAAGTCGATCTACGCAGAGGCGCGCCAGCTGCGCAACGCGGTGCAGTCAGGCGCCGGAGGGTTCAACTGATGGCGCAGGTGACGGTCGAGGCACTCGAGACGCGGTCGCTCTCCGACACAGGCGGACGCCTGAACGGAAGCAGGTCGTTCTACGTCTACGACGACACGACGCCGATGACGCAGCCGTCGTCGATCGTCTTCGGGACAGGCGGGATGCCTGACTACGGCGAGGTCTTCCCAGGCGAGACCGAGGTCTTCGCGACCAGCTTCTCGATCGAGCCTGTCCCGAACTCGAACTACGTCTGGCGCGTGACCTGGCAGTACATGGCAGGCGGCGGCGGGGAGGTCATCACCCCGATACAGGTGCAGCCGGTCGTCCCTGGCTACGTCGGGGTCTCGCTCGAGTACGGAGGCGAGTTCCGCGATGCATGGCGCACGGGGCCGAGCCTGACCTACTGGACATCGAGCTACCAGGACACCGACATCGGAGGCAGGAAGATCGACGCGGCCGGAGAGCCTGTCTCGGTGTTCGTGCCGTTCCAGACGCTCGTCGTCGAGGAGACCGTGTCGGCAGGCTCGATGCCGTCGCGGTCGGTGAACATCAGGTACGCGACGGGAGAGCGGAACGACCGCGCGTTCTTCGGAGCCGAGGCGGGAAGCCTGCTCTACGAGGGAGCGAGCGCTCGCAGGGTCAGCCTCACCGCCTACTCGATCACGCATCGGTTCAGGTATGACCCTTGGTGGCACGCGCGCCAGCAGCCGCGGATGGGACAGAGCAGGCAGCCAGACGTCGACCTGTACGGAGGGTTCCTGCAGGCGAACTTCGTCAGGTGGGTGCAGCCGTTCCCGCGCACCTTCAACTTCAACTCTCTCTCGGAGTACTTCTGATGGCAGGTGAAATCACGCTGACGGCGAAGATCGCGGTGCTCAAGGGTTCGCTCGTCCAGAGGTTCGACCCAGGCACGCTCACGCTCGACATGAGCGGGACGACGGGAGACGGCGCGATCCAGTCGATCCCGACGACGGCGGCGGGAACGGCGCTCGACGTGTCGGCGCTCACGACCGCAGGGTGGTCGTACTTCTGCAACACGGACTCGACCTACTACATCGAGGTAGGAGTCCAGGTCGCAGGCACCTTCTATCCGTTCATCAAGCTCAAGGCAGGCGAGGCGTGCGTGCTCAGGCTCGGCACGAACGCTCCGTATGCGCGCGCCAACACGTCCGCCGCTCCGCTCCAGTACTTCATCTTCAACGACTGACCGATGCCGTTCCCGAAGTTCAGCTCTGGAGGGTCGGGCCGACTGACCTTCGACGTGATGAACGAGCTATTCTCGCGCGTCGAGAAGCTCGAGGCCGACGCTCTGCCTGGAGGCATGAAGCTCGCGAAGCCGCGCTACGCGTTCTTCGCTCGCGTGACCGCGCAGAACGCCTCTCCGAACCAGCATCAGTACAGCTTCGCGGAGGTCTGCAGGCAGAATCCGCAGACGGCATACGGGTCGACGCTCGATCCCGCGGCATGGACGACGGTCGCCGGCGGACAGACGAGCCTCGGCGTGAACACAGGCTCAGGAGGAACGACGTCCTCGTTCCGCTATCCGCTGATCGGCAGCGGAATCTCGGTCGGGTCGGTGCTTCCGATCGTCGGAACCTACACGGACAAGGGTGATCTGGTCTATGTACCGGTGCAGGCTGCTGGAGGCATCTCGTTCCCTGCGCGGATCGTCAGCAGCACGACGATCGCGACGAACCTCAGGTGGCAGTATCAGGTCAAGCGCGTGACCGTGTCGGGAACCGCCTTCTCCGATGCTCAGTCGAACACCAGTCCAGCGCTCAACGGCGCGGAGTCGGTCGCCGACGCGCCGCCGGTCTTCGGCGTCGGAATGCAGCCGCCGACGAGCGGAACGCTCCAGATGATCCGTCAGCCGATCAGGAACAACGTCATCGTGACCGTCTGCGACGACGGCGGCGGGAACCTCGTCTTCTCGATGCCAAACGGATACAGGGTGATCTGCTGATGAGCTCACTGCCTACGACCTTCAACCTCGCCGACCGCTCGCTCCGTCCGAACCGAAGGCTGGCCGCGAGGCTTCTGCCGGCTGCGAAGACGACGGTCTACGAGTGTCCGCAGTCGCGGACCTGCGGAGTCACCTCGATCGTCATCGCGAACGTCACCGCCGCCGCTGCGAACGCCGACCTTCACCATGTCATCCCGACCGAATCCGCAGGCACTTCGAACGCTCTGCTCTACGCAGTCTCGATCGCGGCGAACAGCACGGTCGTCGTCGAGCTGTCGATCACGCTGACTGCAGGAGACAAGCTCGTCGCGCAGGGATCGACCGCGTCGGCGCTGTGCGTGACCGTCTACGGGTCAGAGTCATGACATGGGAGACGTTTCCGTGCTGCTGCGCTCCTCAGCCGTGCGTCTGCGCCGGCGTCTATACGAGCCTCACCGTCAAGTGGACGGGATCGGTCCGTTTCATCCCGCTCGAGTGCCGCGAATACTGGCGCAGATGGGTGAACGGGGAATCGACCTGCGGATCGGTCGCGAGGATGGTCCTCAGGCAGCCTCAGAGCTTCGGGATCGGGAGCATCGTGATCCCTGGTCTCTCTGCCTTCTCATGCTCGAGCTACGGATGCATCACCAGAGAGGTGAGCATGGACCGTTATTTCCAGAGCTTCGAGCCATTCCCTGGATCGCCTGAATACTACGATCCGGCGTTCCGATGCCAGTATGACCAGCTCGACAACATCTTCGGTCCATATCTGGTGAGGATGAAGCACTCGGTGCAGGTCTTTGGACCGAAGACCGATCAATTCGGATCGATCGCGTACTGGCGAGCATGGGTGACCATCGGGAGCGTGACCGTCCGATTCAGGAGCGTGACCGAGGACTTCTCCTGCAGACCTGATCGATTCGTTCTCGATCCAGACTATCCGCTGCCTGACCGTAGATACTGCCACGGTCCATGCGGAGCGATGGCTGAGTGCGCTCCTGCCTGCGAGATCCTGAACCCTCCGATCCCTCCGTTCACCTTCCCAGGTGGCGGTGGCTCGGCTGGATCGACCCTCGCTCATGACTACGAGGTCGATCCAGGGGAGCTGCTCATAGGATGAATCAATGCCGATACATGCGGTCTGGAACCTGCACGAGCCGGCTCGCTCTTCCGATCTACGGACCGAGACCCTCTCCGATGACATGCGAGCAGTGCGAGTTCCGCAACGGGATCCGAGGACTCGGCGACCTCGTCGCGCTCGCGATCTCCTACACGCCGTTCAAGTCGATGCAGGGGAAGTGCGGAGGATGCAAGCGGCGACAGGACGCGCTCAACGAGGCGGTCCCGACGAAGGCCTGCGGATGCGCGAACAGGTCGGCGAAAGCCGATGAGGCTGGAAAGGCGGCACCATGAGCATCACCTACACGGGAACGAACGGACTCTTCACGCGCCTCGGCGCGCTCGTCTACATGATGGACGCGGTCCGCACGCACCAGAACAACCTGCTCTCGCTCTTCGCGAACATCCAGGCGGAGTACTCGACGACCGACCGCTACATGATCGACCAGATCTCTGGGAACATCGAGCGCCGCATCGCCGAGGCCGGAGGCGTACTCGAGGACGTGCGCGCGGCGGCGGTGAAGACGATCGTCGAGATGGCGTACGCCGACAGCGCCACGTCGACGGCGAACACCATGCAGACGAAGCAGATCAGCGACGCTCTCGTCTTCCTCATCCGCGACATGGACGCGACGAGCAACAAGGTGAAGGGGACGACGGTCGGCGCCGGCACGCTCGGGACCGGCGCATCGAACACCGGCAACGGAACGATGACGCAGCTCCTCGAGGCTCCGAACATCCTGCTCTCCTCGACGAACGACTGGCCGAACATCCGCGCCGACCTCCTCGAGTTCCGCTGCGTGCAGGACGCGCAGAACGGAGCGATCTCCAAGGGAAGCGAGATATTCCAGGTCCGCGGAGGAGCGTCCTACAGCGGACTCGACTACCGCTTCCCGGGAGGCAGCGGGACGGACATCCGAATCACCTCCGTCTGCGCGAGCATCGACAACGGAGCGCTGTACGCGAACGTCCTGACGAACTCCGACCTCGAGGACTGGACGTCCAACATCCCAGACCAGTGGACGGTCTCGAGCGGGACGGCCGGCACGGACTTCCTCCGCGAGTCGACGACGGTCGCGCGCGGAACCTACGGACTCAAGGCGGCGGTGACTGGAGCCACCTTCAAGATCCGCCAGCAGCTCGGCGCGGCAAGCGGCACGCTCGGGAGGATCGCTCCCGACCGTCCGTACGTCATCGCGGCGATGATGAGGAAGGACGCTTCCGCGACCGGCACGATCCGCCTCAGCCTGCAGGACTCGGGAGGCACGATCCTGAGTTCAGGCGCGGTCGCGATCTCGCAGTCGGTGGCGAGCCTGACGACCTCTTGGCAGATCGTCAGCCTCGCGTTCCGATCGCCGAAGGCGCTTCCGAGCACGGTGTACATCGCGCTGGAGACGACCTCGGCGGTCGCGACGGCCGCCGCATACGTCGACGAGATCGTGCTCGCCGAGATGCCGACGATCGCTCCAGGTGGACAGGCGGTGACGGTGATCGCCGGCACGACCGACTGGTCCGTCGACGACACGCTGCGGAAGAAGTTCTCGAACAGCAACGAAGGCGCTTTCGTGCGCGCATTCGATCGGCTCTTCGAGATGTACCAGCTCGGACTCAGCCTGCCTCAGAACTACCTTGGCAGCGAGACCATCTCCGATTCTCTGATCGCCTGAGCAGCTCGCGCAGCAGCATCGACCGCGCCTGCGCCACTAGGTTGCGCAGCTCGTCGTCGTCGGCGAGATCGAGCGCGACCGTGTAGAGGTCGAGCGTCGTCCATTCGACCGAGAGGATCGACGGCGACGAGGTCGCCTCGCGGCCGATGCATCCTCGCTGTATATCCGATCGACGGAGTGCATAGAGGCACTGCAGGACGTGCTCCTGGACGCGCTTCGCCTTGAGCTTGTCGAGTTTCGGCGGATTCTCTGCAGGACCGTCCCCGTTCATGGCGATATACTAGACGCAGCGGCAGGAGCCGCAACGCCTCGCATGGAGCGAGGCAGAAGGAGACATCATGCCAGAATGGGATATCACCCCAGTCGTGTTCCTCGCGGTACTCGCGTTGGTTCATTTCTTTCCGCACGGTCCGAGCATGAAGGGGGGTCGCGATGAGTGATCTCGTCAAGGCCGGCACCCAGGCGCTCGAGGCGTACATCGCCGCAGGCGACATCGAGCGGCTCGACAGCGGCCAGCGGATCGCGCTCTACCGCGCGGTCTGCGACTCGCTCGGACTCAATCCGCTCACGCAGCCGTTCCAGTACCTGCGCCTCAGCGGGAAGACTGTCCTCTACGCGACCAAGAGCTGCACCGAGCAGCTTCGCCAGATCCACGGCGTGAGCGTGACCTCGATGCAGAAGGAGGTCTTCGGCGACATCTTGGTCGTCACGGTCGCCGTCCGCGAGAAGGGTGGCCGCGAGGACATCGCGACTGGATCGGTCTGCCTGAAGGGTTTGGGAGGCGAGAACCTCTCTAACGCCTACATGAAGGCTGAGACGAAGGCCAAGCGCCGCGCGACGCTCTCGATCTGCGGTCTGGCTGTCCTCGACGAGAGCGAGACCGAGTCGATCGCCGGCGCGGAGCGCCGAACGGTCGAGGAGCTGCACGGAAAGGCGGAAACGGCGCAGGAACCCGTCGCCACGCCGTCCGATGCGAAGAAGGCTCCGAAGCGCGGCGGGAAGCACGAAGCGCCTACGGCGGCACCTGCGGCGCTCCCTGAGCCGCCGCCTGCGCAGCATGAACCGACCGCGGCTCGGAAGCTGCTGATCCACCCCAACGCGGGAATCTCCGTCGTCGCGAACTCCACCGGCCGCAAGGTCTGGCGCATCGACCAGGATGGCATCGACCGACCGCTCGCGATCCTCGACGAGAAGCTCGCAGGCATGGTCGAGGCGGTCGGCGCGTTCGGAGGCATCGCTTCAGTGACAGTCGAGGAACGGAACGGTAAATTGATCGTGACCTCCGTCGAGGAGGACCGCGATGCCTGAGACGCTCAACGCCATCGAGCCAGGGTCGGAGTCGATCCGTCGCCAGCTCGGGATCCGAGCGGAGGATCCGAGGGTCTTCCGTCCGTACACGCTGACCGAGGCGATCGACGCGGCGCGCCTGATGGACTCGGACGAGGCGATCGCCGACGAGGTGCGGCAGATGCTCGCGGTCGGCCTCGCCTACGACCTGATGCCGGCGCACCTCATGCCGCGCGTCGAGCAGGTCGCCGGCAGGCTCGGGACGAGCGTGCGGCGCGTCAGGCGCTACCGCCTCCTCTGGGAGACGGTCGATCCTGACGTGAGGTTCAACGTCGTGCGCCGAGCCTGCAGGCTGATCCTCGCTTGGCGCGGCCGCGACGCCTGGTAGAATCACGGACCCATTCATGTGGGACGGCGGCTCGCTTCGGCGAGCCGTTGTCCTTTCTGCGCCTGTTTGAAAGTGGAAGATAAACTTCCAGATTCAGACTCTTCGGATCGCGTTGTCAACCGATCCGCGATTCATCTTTAGATGTCGGCAGATGGAGGAAACAGAGACCGAGCAGTCGGCAAGAGCTCGAGCTGCCTCGATCTTCCATTTCGGCGTGTAGTTCCTGGTCAATCCATCGCGTTTCGCGTCTGAGATGTTTTCCGCTCTGGTCACGATGTGAAGGTTGTCGAGCCTGTAGTCGGACTTGTCATTGTTGCGATGGCCGATCTCTGTTCCTGCTGGAGGCGGTCCATATGCAGCGATCCAGATGATGCGATGCATCAAGGCTCGGAACTTCTTTCCTCGAACAAGCCAGCTGAGCCTCATGTAGTGGTTGTGCCAGTACGGACGCAGGACATGACCGAACCTGTTGCTGACGGTTTCGTTGACAAGATCGACGACGATGTCTCCGTTGTCGATGGCATCCAAGATCATCTGATCGTTCTTCATAAGGGGAAGAATAGCGAGGGGTGGAAATAAATCTGCATCTTGTACAAAATCGCAAGATTTTTCCTCTGGACTTTTACCCCTCCCCTCTCCTACAACCTCTCCCCACCGGCTTGACGCAGGAGTGAGTCCGCCTCCTTTCCCTCGCTCATTCGTCCTCCTGATCCTCTGCTCGTCCTGATCCACCTCCCGGTATGGGTGCGTAACGCAGTTGTTGCGCGCGCGCGCGTGCGGAGGCGCGAGCCGATCCGCGCTGCATGGCGCACCAGTGGACCTTTCCCGTCATCGCCGTCCGCAAGATCGTCGACGGCGACACGCTCGACCTCGAGCTCGACCTCGGCTTCTCGATGAGCATCAGGCAGAGGATCAGGCTCAAGGGAATCGACACCCCCGAGATCGCCTCGAAGGACGCCGGCGACCGCGAGCGCGCGAAGGCGGCGCGCGAGTTCACCGCGGCCTGGTGCGCGAGGCAGGCAGAGATCAGAGCGGAGACGACGAAGGACGACAAGTACGGACGGATGCTCGCGGAGCTGGTCGGCGACGGCGGATGCCGGCTGACCGAGGATCTGCTCGCCGCCAGGCTTGCGAAGCGGTACGGACGCGCAATGAGGTCTATTTGAGGTCACTTTGTCGCCTAGTTGGAACCTAGTTGGACCCTAGTTGGACCCTAGTTGGACCCTAGTTGGAACGCTATGGCGGATCGGCTATGATCCCTTCGCGCGGCAGGAGCCGCGGAAACGGAGACGAAAATGACATCGACGGAGCTGGCTGGGTTCGTGGCGCGGGTGCGCCGTCTGTTCGGCGGTCCAATGGACGAGGAGCTCTTCGCGCTCGCAAAGGAGCGGATCGCGGGACTCAAGGAGAAGCCGTGCAACGAGAGCCTCGACGAGTACGCTCTCGCGCACGGCGGCCCGAGGTCGCGGTTCATACCCGCGAAGTTCCTCGAGGTCTACGTGCGCCGAACGAGCGACCAGGACTCGCGAGCCGACGCCACCGAGCGCGAGGCGCGGAAGCGCGCCGCGGCGATCGGAGCTGACCTCGAGGCTGAAAAGATCAGGAAGGAATGGGAGGAAATCAGGCGGGAGGTCGCGGAAGCCGACCCCGCCAAGCGTTCGATCGCAGTCGCAGTCCTTCGGCGCGCCGGCTGGCAAGTGACCGACTCGGATCCCGCAGGCTGGCGCGAGACGCTGCTGCTTGCCGTTCGCGACCTGATGCGCAGTGAGCCTGTGATGGTGCGCGACAAGTCGACCGGAAGGTGGGATGTCGCGGTCTCGGCGGTCGAGTTCTGGACGGAGCTCGTCCCGAAGCCGTCAGGAATCGCTCAGGCGGCGTCCGAGCCTTGGACGACCGTCCAGACGGGATCCGCGATCGAGCGGCTCACAGGCGAAGCGCGGCGGGTTTCCGTCGATCCTGTGCCGGCGACTGCATCTTCCGACCAGTTCGATGAAATCCCGTTCTGATTCCGATAAACCGCATTTGCAGGAAATCTCTCGGTTTCTTGGGAAACCATGCAATCGGCGGAATCGGTTTCCGTAGAATGGTCGCACGCGGCAGGAGCCGCAGAAAGTGAGACGAGCACATGAGCAGATGGCCTACGGACGCGACTCGGATCGGCACGCAGTTCTGCGACGCGATGGAGCGAGCGATCAATCACGGGAACCTCGAGGACGCGCGGACCTGGTCGCGGCAGATCCAAGTCCTCATCAGCGCGCACGGCAACTACCGAGGCGAGCCGGTCCGCGAGCGCTGGCTCGACCTGACCGAGCGCCTCCATTCCGAGAGGAGCGCCGCTTGACGGTCTCCGAGCACCTCCGCGCCATCCATGACGCGCGCACCCCGCGCGCCGTCGCCGGCGCTCTCGGCCGCGCATCCCGCCAGCTCGCGACCCGCGACGACCTCGGACTCGCCGTCGTGCGATCCGAGGCTCGGTCGCGCATGATCCGCCTGTCGCTCGAGTCGATCCGCACCGCTCGAGACCTGAGGAGGCACCATGCCGCGCGATGACCGTGAACGCATTGATCCGAACGAGCGCTTCCGCGACCCGATCTGGTCCGAGCGCCAGCGCGACCTGGTCGAGGCGATGCAGCCGGCCAGGTCGCCGAATCCCGACGACCTCGAGTCTCCGTGGACGCGCTACATCTGGGACGAGCTGCAGGAGGCGAAGCGCAAGCTGGTCGCTCTGTCGATCAGGCGGGACGATTCCATTTCGCTGGCTCGCCTGGTCGACGAGATGGACCTTCGCGGTCATTTCGAGAGCCATCAGCACCGATCGCGCTCGACCTGCGTCTACTGCGAGGCGAAGCGCCTTGCTGCCATGATGCTCGGCAAGCCGGTCGCAGAGAAGGAGAGCAGCGATGAGTGATGAGATGAAGGTGGCGCACCCGTACGAAGGCAACAAGTGCCTCGGTGAGATTCACGTCGTGCTCGGCACGACTGACGTCGGAGACTCGCCGACCGGCAGGCGGTTCGATCTCAAGGTCTGGCTCGGCGGACTCGAGCTCGGCGGCGATGACGAGCCTACGGTCTGGTTCACGGTCAACGACGAGAGGGATCGGTACCATCGGAACACCGATGGCGATTCCGACTGCATGTTCCCCGTCTCGGTCGCTCGGCTACGCCGAATCTGCGACATGATCGAGGCGGCGCACAAGGTCGGACTCGACCAGTGGCGCGATGTCGAGGAGGACGACAATGACTCCCGATGAGAATGAATACATGTGCATCGGAGGCCCGCTCGATGGAAGGCGAATCACGCTACCGAACGTGGCGACGCAAGTCGAAACGGCGCTCGATGTCTCGGCGACGTACATGAAGACGAGGCTCTGCAGGCGGGTCGAGGACTACACAACTAGTCCTCCGACATTCTTCTTCCAGCAGGCGTGCGTGCTGATGTGCGAGGTTCCGTCGCTTTCAGACGCATCGGATGTGGCCTTCCGGCTGAAGCCATGCGACTGGCGCGAGATCCCAGGTACGCGCGAGGAGTTCTCGTCCGTCAAGATCGAACGAGGAGGCCCGCGATGACCGATGACATCGTGGCGCGGCTGCGTGTCTGGTCCGATTGGCTGGACGAGCGTTGCCCGGATACCGAGGTTCGAAATGACCTCCGCGAAGCCGCCGACGAGATCGAACGGTTGCGATTGGAGATGTCCATTCCACGCGATGAGTATGCGATGACATGGAAAAACCTGTTGGATCGAATCGACGGACTAGATATCGTGGAATGGATTCGCGCATACGCGAATGCCTACAGCCCTTCGGATTATTCATCTCCGATTGCCCGCGAGGTCGTCGTAAGGTCAGATAAGCGGTGGCTTGAAGCCGCCGACGAGATCGAACGGCTGCGGAAGGAGCGCGATGCAGCGCGTTCGGAGGTGTGCCTGCTGCGCGCTTCGAGCACGACCGCCAGCGACGTCGTCGATCAATCGATGGCGGACTACGCCGAGTCGCGCGGATGGAAAGACCTGTTCAGGGAGAACACCGATGACCGATGACATCGTGACCACGTTGCGCCGCAACCAGTTCTACCATCCCACCAGCAGGATCAACTCGTTTGGAATGCCGCAGATGGGGTTTGAGTTGACATCGTTCAACCTCATCGCCGCCGACGAGATCGAACGGCTGCGCGCGCGCATCGCTGAGCTTGAGCGCTTCGCCGGCGAGCTCGACGCATCAGGACGGACGAACACCGAACCTGCCGCACTTCGCGGCACCCCCTCGGACGGAGAGGCGTCCGCATCCGAGGGGTATCTACACACAGGCGCGAGCGTCCAGACGGAGAAGGCGGACGGATGATCGCATCTCGGCGACCTCACCTGACGACCCGCGTATCCGATGGCCTTGCCTCCATCGCGAGTCGCATCGTGCCGGAGGACGCCGACGAGGAGATGGCGCTGCTGTGGATCCATCGCGTCCACCGCTGGCGACTGCTATCATCAGCTCTGCTCGACCCGCAGGACGCGGAACGCTTGTCTCCCGAGCGGGGAGGCGGGGTAAATCCCGCCTCCCCAGGAGAGACAGAGGAGACGATCCATTGAACGAACCGACCACCAAGCGGCGCGGAACCGTCATGCGCGCCATGCGCGAAGGCGACCGCGTCATCCTCTCGCTCGCCGGCCATGAGCTAGGAGAGATCCAGCTCGCCGCCGTGCCGCACGACGCGAAGATCAAGGTCGCGCTGCGGTTCGACCTCGACGTCGAGATCACCTCCGAGCGGAGGAAGCG